CATTCTCTGTATTCCCATTGATAGATGTTTCCTTCTTTTGTTTGTTTGTATCTTCTACCACAATATATGTTTCCTTCCTTGTCTGAATATGTAATGTTGTTTAAACGATTACATCCTACTTGTTGTTTGCATTTAGTATCTGGTGGTGGTGGTATATCAAAGTTGTGGTTAGGGAATCTCTCCTGCAACTTAGCTTTAAGTTTGTCCACATTAATTGATATACCATCATCTATAGCCACTCTGTTGGACAATCAGTATCTCCCCATGCAGTCCAACCACAACCATTGTTACCTTGGTATGTGCTACAACTCCATGATGGTATCTTTGCAAATCGTTCATCACTTGCTTTTTTCTCCCTGTTGTCCTCTATCCAGTCTGGGCTATTACATTCTGGGCAAGTCCTTACAACTGATGTAGCGACTTCACCGAATACTTCTTCTACTAAATCAGAATCATCTGTAGTGTTGTTGTCTAACATCTTTAACATATCTTCTGCTCTAGTCATAAAGACATCCATGTTCTCTTTAGTCCAGGACTTTATGTCTTTGTTCGCTATGCCATTATTAATTAATTCATTGTAAGCATTACCTTTAATAGTTTGTCGCAGTGATTCATCTGGAATCATAGCTTCAAGTAATTGATTAAGTTGCTTACCAACATCACCTGTTGTGTTTGTAGGTTCAGCTACCATCTCATCAACTACCTTGTTCATAGCTTCTTGTTCTTGCTTTGTAGGTTTCTTAACTGGTTTCTTCTCTACCTGGACCTTAGACATCTCTTCTCTGCTAGGTCTAGCTTTGTCAGAACCTTGATACTTCCAGTTAGCTAATGCACGACCAATAGCCGAGGTTTCACAATTCTCCATCCAGGCATCTGCGTTAGCAAATCCACCTTGCCCTTTGGTTTCTTGTGCTATACCTGTAGCTACTGGTCTTGCATCTTGCTCATTTTTAAATACTTCAGCTCTTACAGTGACACAAGTTCCATCTTCAGTAATGTGTGCTATCTCTGTATTGATTCTTGCATCTGGATTTTCTTTCCAAAACTTCTTTAATCTATCTTCTACTGTTTCATAATTATCTAAATTAAATTTAGCCATTAGTCTGTCCTCCTTTTTCAACATTGTATTTGTTTAGTACATCATAGATTCGCTGCCTTGTAAGGTTTAATAATTTACCTAATTTAATAGCTGAAAATCCATGCTTGTAAGCATGTACAATTACTTCATCTCTTTGGTCAAGTAATTTATTTACTGCTTGTTTTTTGTTTTGTATCTCTATTGTAAGTGTTGCTAATGATTCCTCTATCTGTTCTACTGGTATAGTATCAACATCCATCTGGATACCATTAACAAATCTAACACCATCAATTATTTGAAATGTCATAATATTCTCTCCTAAATTTATCTTCTTTATATAGTCTGTAATAATGGTTTGTATAGTCTGCTAACCATCCTGCTATTGTCCAAGCACCTATTATATAAACAGGCAGTGACAGTAAAAGTAAAATTAATAAACCATCCATTTACTCCTCCTCTTCTTTGTCTGCAAGTTGTTGTTCATCATTAGATAAATCAATCTCTTCTGCTATCCTCATTGTGTTTTCGTTATGGTCCTGGACAAATTCATCCAGGAGTTCTGCTAATCGCTTTGTGTTCAGTGAAGTCAGTACAATAGACTTCTCTACCTTCTGACCTCCACATGCGTTAGCTAATTTAATTGCCCATGTCTTAATTGACTTAGGGTCATCAAATATATTAGGCATTCATTCCTCCTCTTTGTCTTAATACAAACAAACTGCTCTCACCTATGTTGCTATCCATATCAACCCAGGTAAAAGTTAATGAGTAGTCTGCTTGTTTATTTATATACTTTGCTAACCAGTACATTAATTTAGGTATGTTGTACCACTTGATAAATGTATCGTATGGCAAACCATAATTAATATCTGTTCTAATTATCCACCAATATTTACTCGTAATGTAATCTTCGTGCATTACTTCCTCCTCTTTTATTCTTTTGTTTGTTTATTTAATTAGTAGCAGTTTCTATCTCAACTAACTTGACTATAAACATGCTACCAAAGTCTTCGAGTTCTCTAACCTTACACTTTGCATCGTATTCGTTATCAAACTCCCATGTCATCCTGCCACCATACATGCTGACAGATTGCACTTGGTATATCATAGCGTTCTCCTATGTAATCCTTACTTTAATGCTACTAGGTTGTCCTTCTTATGCAAACTTCATTTTACTTATTTTATTTACATACACATCTATTAATTGAATGTCTGCAACCAGTGTGAACTCTTTTATGTGCTAGAGTATCTGCAACAATATCTCTACATAACTTGCAATATTTATATTTAACTTTGTTCATATATCTTTTATGGATATTTAATTTAAAATCTTCCACTATTATTTTTCGCAAGGAGTTGTCCTCGCTATTCAAACAGTACAAATTTAAAGATTTATCGTAAAAAAATGGTCTAGGTCTGGATTAGCATAAAGAGAGTTCCAGACCTTAGACCATCACTAAGGGGGATGTATTAAGTTTTATATATTTATATTTGGATGGTGTTTTTTATAAAGTTCTTTATCCATCCACCATAATAATCTACCTTCCCCATACGAATCTAAATATTCAGTTCCTACTGTTGAAGTGTCTAATATTTCTAAATCAGTTTCATCTTCTTTTTGACAATCATTAGAACACATTAAAGTAAAACCTCCATCATTGTCAGATTTAAATTCTGCTTGTTCTGAATCATCTTCCCAGTCACATATTAGACATATTAATCTAGGCATTAGTAAACCTCCTCTTTGTATTTACCTAAAAATACTAATATTTTTAAGTCACTGGACCAGTTCCAATCGGCAAAAATACCATGCTTATTAAGAACCTTAATGAGTTCTAAATAATTACTGTGGCTTGTTCCTCTATGCTGCAGATAGATATATTCACCACCATGTTGTTCTCTACCAGACCAATATTCAGAATCTTTGTTTTCTCTTTGACTGGCTCTGAATGAATCTAAGTCCTGGACATTGTAAGTAACTGCGTTCTCTCTGCCATCAAATTGAGGACTTCCGAAAATGCAACTGCCACAACAATTATAACTGACATCTTTTGGACCTAGTGCAGTCCATTCAGTTCTTGTGTTTAACTCATCAAAAGCCTTGTCTAAGGCAGTCAATAAGTTTTTTTTCCTTGTGTGCTTACTAGCATCAATATTATTTTTTACTTTGTTTAATGTTTCCATTTATTTCTCCTCTTAGTTTGTATTGAGTCCTAAGACTCCTAGAGGACTCCAGGATAGAAGTCCTCCGAGAGTGTTAGGCGTAATGTAGTGAATTTATATTAGTTCCTCCATGAACTCCTCCACTAACATCTACCTTATCAATGTCAGCTCTTTTAAAGAATCCACCTAAACTAAATTCTCCTATTGCAACACCTGCGTACAAGTCTCTTATAAGACTCTTGTGTTTTGCAGTAGTATTAGAATAAAATTCAGCACACATAATTAATTTAGTTTCATTTAAGAATGTGCCATTCTCTACATCTACCACATAAGCGATAGGAGTAGAATAAGAAACGAGTAAGTCGTATCTAGTGCCTTCTACTCTTCTTAATGTTCCAGTACTGTTCAAATTACGAACTGCCTGGACCTCATTAGTTTCTGGCTTATTTGTTCTAGGTTCTTTGTATATTGTTTTCATTTGTTTGTTTATCTCCTTATGTTTGTACACTCCACATTACTAGCTTGTAGTTTTATGTGCAGCATTTTTATCTTATTTCTAACTCAAATTGTTTTTTATATTTATCTTCATAATCTTTATCAAGATGCCTATGTTCTTTGCAGTATGGTAATGGATATAACCACGAATTAACTTGACCTGTGTCCTTGAATTTTACTCTTCTCATTAATCGCTCTACATGTTTACCACATCCACCTGTTGCCTTACGATTATTGTCACCTCCATAACTGCATCTTTTAACATCTTCAGGATTTCCAAAGTTAATTGAATTGTCATTGAATGCCATTATTTACCATCCTTTACAAATTGGCTAACTAATTGCTTAGCTAGTTCCTCTGTTATTTTTTCTACTGCCTTAACGCTAATAAGTTCTAGTTCCCATTGACTTAACACTACATTGTTAGGTAGTTCATCATGGATAACTTTATTAGTTATGGCGATTAAGTTTTGTTTGCTTATTCCTGGCATTATTTAACCCCTAATTTTCTTTTTAATTGTGCTTGTATATCTTGCAACTTAAAAAATGTATCTACATCTAATAAGTGAAGTTCTATATCTAAATCAATCACTTGCGTAATTGCATCTAAGTATTCTTGTTCCATTATTTACCTTCCTCTTCTGTACATGTACAAGTTGAATAACCAATTTTTGG